TGAATCGTACCAAGGACGTCACGGCTTGATTGGCCCTATCACATTGCATTCAGCCAAAAAAACAGCCAACATCATTGAGTTTTTGGAAGATTCGTTGAAGCAGATTGAAGATGCACGGTACGAAGTAATTGACAGAACTGATATGTCGCTTCAGCAACTGATTGACAACATCATTGAGATTTATTTGCGAACCCTGTACAAACTTAAATTCTTGGCATGACAGTCGTAGTCACTCATTCAACACCAGCCGACGGCTCTTTTAGCACCACCGGCGCAACTGCGTGGAATGCAGACCACACGCTGTCTGGTGTGGGCACTATGGCTGGCCAAGATGCCAATAACGTAACGATTACAGGCGGTTCAATTTCGGGTGTTTCGGGTGTTGTTAATTCGGTGGCGGCAACTGCTGGAACAGGCATCAGTATTACTGGTAGTCCAATTACATCTAGCGGTACGCTAAACATAACAAACACAGCCCCAGATCAAACGGTTGTACTGACTGCTGGTACAGGCATATCTACAAGCGGGACTTACCCCAACTTTACGATTACTAACACAAGCCCATCATCAGGCGGTACGGTTACGAGCGTGGGCGGCACAGGCACAGTTAATGGCCTATCACTTAGTGGCACAGTAACAAGCTCTGGCAACCTGACCTTCGGCGGTACGCTTGATTTGTCCAGCCCGCCTGCTATTGGTTCTACGGCGGCAAACACAGGTGCATTCACTACATTAAGCGCATCATCTACTGTTAGCGGCACGGGTTTCAGCACATACCTTGCATCACCACCCGCTATTGGTAGCACAACCGCAAGCACAGGCAGATTTACAACGGTTACATCTACTGTTGCAACAGGAACAGCTCCATTCACAGTTGCTTCAACTACTGCCGTTGCTAATTTGTCTATCGGGGGTAATGCAGGTACTGTAACCAACGGCGTGTACACAACCGACACGGGAACAGTAACCAACACCATGTTGGCGGGTTCTATTGCCAATGCTAAGTTAACTAACTCAAGCATCACTTTTGGTTCTACTGCTCAAGCATTAGGGTCTACAGTAAGCGCAATAAGCGGTGTAACGATTGATAACGGTGCTATCGGCGGTACAACTGCGGCTGCGGGCACGTTTACTACGCTGATCGGTGGTAGCGGTTCAGCTAACTACGAACAAATTACAGGCGGTGCAGCAGGTAAAGCTGTGCAGTTTCAGTCTCTTGGTAGCGATGCTGCTGTTTCCCTTGCTATTCAATCCAAAGGCACAACAGGCGCTATTGATTTGTCTGCCCAAGGCGGTGTGAACATATCTAACGGTGGTACGGTTACTGCGTTGACAAGAACAGCTACTGGTTCAGGATATACCTCATTTCCAACATGGGCTGCTTCTGCTCCTACTACTGCTGGCGGCGCAACGGCTTCTGGTTCTGTCAATACTATGTTTGCCAATACAGCAACCATTGCTGGTGGCGGTACAGGATATACGCTAAACGATACAATTACTTTGGTTGGCGGCACTCCTACCGCTGGAGCCGCTACATACACCGTATCTGCCGTTACTGGTGGTGTAATTACTGCTGTAACACCATTAAACTTTGGTGCGTATACCGTTTTGCCAACTAACCCTGTTTCAGTAACAGGTGGCACAGGTACAAGTGCAACATTAACTGTAACTTACGGAATTTCAGCAAGTAGTTTTACCATCACCAACGCAGGTTCGGGCTACGTAGAACAACCCACAGTCACTTTCTCAGGCGGCGGTGGTAGTGGTGGTGCTGCTTATGCTACTGTGGGGTCTGGAACGGTTATTAAAGGGCTTGGGGCCTCAACTGTTTCTGGCTCTACTAACGTATCAATTGCGTTTCAAACGCCAAACACAACAGTCCCTACGCTTATACTGCGTGATACATTATTTATCACAGATTCATTTCTTTCTGTTGCGGCAAACTCAGGCTATACAAACGTAATTGCCCAAGGAAACGCAAACGCCCTTTTAAAACTTGGTTCAAATGGAACGGGTTCCGTTTATTTAAATACAAACGGCGGCAATGAAACCAACCAAATGCGTGTATCCCACACAGCATCTGCAGTTAACTACGTACAAGTAACGGGTGGTGCAACAGGAAACCCTGCAACGGTGACCTTATCCGCACAAGGTAGCGATTCAAACGTCAACATGCGTTTAACACCAAAAGGAACAGGCACATTATTGACGGCTACAGCGGCAACCATCCTTGACGGAACAGCAATTCCTGCGGGCGGTACGGCTGGTGCAGGATATAAACTATCAAGTACAGCAAACTTTGGCATATTTTTTGGCTCTGGCGCTCCAACGCTATCTGCTGCAAAAGGGTCACTTTATATGCGGTCAGATGGTTCTAGCATAGCCACAAGAATGTATATCAACACAGATGGTTCAACGACTTGGACTAACGTAGTAACAGCAGCATAAGGATAAACATGGCACTCATTAAAGCAATCGACACCGACTATGGCATTCCCGCCACATACTGGAACATTGGTGCTGTTCAAGAGGACTTCAAAGGCAAGGGCACAGAAGTGACGTTTTACGGCTACGCATCCAAAGAAGCCCGTGACGCAGGTAAACAGCCTCTAAGCGCAGGCAAGGTGCAGATTGCTGGTGAAGAATATGTTGCAGGCGCAGACCGTGCGGCCTTATACTCGATCATCAAGCAAAAGCCTGAATTTGAAGGCGCAGAGGACGCGTAATGTCCGGGCCGTTCTTTAATGGTAATTTTTTCAGCGGTGGATTTTTTCAGTCTATCGTGGTGTACGCAGATCAATTGTTGATTAAACTTCGGTCATTTACCGAAAGAAGGAGATTTTAAATGGCGATTAACCTTAAGGCTATTACTTCGGTAATGGGCTACCAGCAGATCACAAGCCTGAGTTCTGCAACCAAATTGACTGTGCCTCAGCGCGATCTGACTGGCTTGGTGGGCACGCCCCGCATTGCTATCATTACCCCCGAAACACAAGGTGTTCGTTGGCGTGATGACAACGTGGCTCCAACTGCTTCTGTTGGCATGCCTTTGGCTGCTGGCGTCACTTTGCAATATGACGGCGACTTGTCGCAAATTCAGTTCATTGAGCAAACTGCAAGCGCCAAGCTCAACATCACCTACTATTCCTAAGAGGTCAAAATGCAAGTCTCCAATGACACCCCCGCATTGAATTACGTTGAGTATTTCACCAAACAATTGCCTGTTGATTTGGCTACTATGGCCGCATTACGCGATGAATTAGCCATTCGCCAGGGCGCTTTGTCTGCCGCCCAAGATGCAATCACTGACCGCACCAAAGCCGCTGAAGAATTGGCCAAAGCCAAAAGTGATGCAGACGCTATGTTGGCTCAAGCGCGTCAGACCTTGGACGATGCCAAAGCATCGGCTTCTGATTCAAAAACCCAAGCCGCTGATTTGGAAGCTCAAAAAGTTGCCGTGAATGCTGATTTGGTTACGCGTGAAACTAACTTGGCCAAACGCGAAAAAACAGCCGCTGCGCTTGATTTGCACTTGAAAAATTTGCAAGACAGCCTTGATGCCAAAGAAGCCAAATTGTTTGCCGATCAAGCGGCCCTTGATGCAAGAGTTAAAGCATTTCAAGATAAAGTTGCTGCACTAAGCGCGTAAGGATAAAAAAATGGCCGTATTCCTCTCACCCGTGGGCGGCGTTGCGGCCCAGTTTTTTACCAACACCGGAGCCGTTCTGACCGGCGGTAAGTTATACACATATGCCGCTGGTACAACTACTCCACAAGCAAGCTATACCACCAGTGCAGGTAACGTAGCCCGAACCAATCCGATTGTTTTAGATGCTGCTGGTCGTGTACCTAACGGCGGTGAAATTTGGATTACGTCGCAGTCCTACAAGTTTGTTCTCTACACTTCGGTAGATGTGTTAATTGCAACTTGGGACAATGTATCGGCTGGCGGCACTGCTTCATACACGCCGCAAAACTTTACTGGCGACGGGACAACGGTTAACTTTACTTTGTCAACTGCGCCAAACAATGAAAATTCAACATTTGTGTACATCAATGGCGTGTATCAGAATAAAAACACATATACCGTCAGCGGCGTCACCGTTGCATTTTCAGAAGCGCCGCCTACAACTTCAAAAATTGAAGTTCTTTACATCTAAAGGGTAAATCATGGCCGATACCAAAATTTCAGCACTCCCCGCGTCAACTACTCCGCTTGCTGGCACTGAGGTGCTGCCGATTGTTCAAAGTGGAGTAACCAAGCAAGTCAGCGTTGCAAACTTGACCGCTGGCCGCGCAATCAGCGCAACCGAACTTACGTTGTCCACAGGCAACCTAGTCATCGGCACATCTGGCAAAGGCATCGATTTTTCTGCCACCCCAGGCACAGGCACAAGCGAGTTGTTTGCTGATTATGAAGAAGGTACTTGGACACCAGTCGATTCGTCTGGTGCTGGCTTAAGTTTGACAGTTAACTCAGCAACCTATACAAAAATAGGTAGGGTTGTTACTGCATTTGCATATGTTGTTTACCCGTCAACTGTTAGCGCGTCAGCGGCTATATTAGGCGGCTTACCCTTCACTACTCGGGGCAGTAATGGTGGCTTTCAACCGTTTGACGTTGCCACTGATGCAACAGTTGGTATGTATGGCTACACAGCTCAAAACGCAACAACAGCAAGTTTTTGGAGTAACGCTGCCAACGCATCAATTACCAATGCAACTTTAAGTACAAAATTTGTGATAGTTGCTATTACCTACACAACTTAAAGGATAAATATGTCTTTGACAAAAGTTTCGTATTCAATGATTCAAAGCGCACCATTTAACGTGGTGGACTATGGTGCAGTTGGAGACGGTACAACAAACGATACTGCCGCGTTTAACGCAGCAATGTTAGCCGCCGCAAATGCTGGTGGCGGTGTTGTGTTGGCAATGCCTGCAAAAACACATTACATTGCGACTACAATTCTTATCCCTGCTAACGTTATTCTTGACTTACAAGAAGCAACATTAAAAGGCACTGGCAATTCAGTTAGCGCAAATATCCTTGTTCAATCAGCGGTGCTTACAAGTGGTTCATTAGTAGCCAATACAAGCGCAAATGCTTTAACTCATGTTGGTGTTCGCAACGGTAATTTCTTTAACGCAAAACAAGCTATGTCTTTGCAGTCTTGCATTGACGCGTGTGCATTTGAAAACTTGACTATCAATGCTTGCTATAACGGCATCTACGCTAATTTTTGTTTGTATGCAACATTTTCAAACATTATGTTTCGCAATACTACTGTTGGGTATGGATACACATTTACCAACAATTGCAATGCAATAACTTTAAAAAATGTTTACGCTGCTGGCACAAACCCAGGCACTATTGGAACTGGTTTTATATTTAGCGCAAAAACATATTCGGTAAATATGTTAAATTGTTCCGCAGAATTTTGTTCTACGGGTATTCTTACAGAAGAATTAAACAACTTCACTATTGACGGTTGTTATTTTGAATCTGTTGCGCTTGCTATAAATATGCAAAATATCTATAGAAAAACTGGCGTTGAAATTAAAAATTGTTTTTTTTCCGCTTGTCCTATTTTAATAAATGCTAATACAACAGATGGATTTTATTGGGCAGTTTCTAATCAACGATTTAATTGTTCGCCAGGTACATTTAATGTATTTACAGACCCAGCATATGGCGGCGCATCTTATTTAGGCGTGTGTACAGGTCTTGTCGAATATGTAATTTCATCAGTAACACCAACTAGCGTTGGTGTGCCAGCATGGATGACTATTTCTGATGGTCTTGAATTTAGGGGTGTGTCTAATGCTTCTCAATCAGGAAGTGGTTTAAGTACGCCAATTTATGCTAAGTCTTTTATACGAAGCGGCGCTAATAATGGCATTGTTCCTTTTGAATACGGTGGTGGAACATCGGCTGTAACGGGCACAGTTCCATTTTGTGTTGTATCAATTCCGACTGGCGCATCTGTTACTGCGACAATGCAAACAGGAATTACTGGTACTGGTCAATCCATGATTATTTTTTGGATTTCCCTTGTTGATACATCAGGAACTTATGTTTTCCAAGGTCGGGCTTATGGAACCACGGTGTATATGGATTCTGCAATCCCTGCTGGATACACTTGTACAGTTACCAGCGGTGGCTATTTACTTTTAAATATTGGTGCGGTAAAAAATGCAAGTGGTGTTGCCACCGTAACTGGTCAAATTCGTCACATTTAAAGGAAAAATCATGGCATTGAGTAAAGATTTATCTGCAAAATATTTGGGTAAAAATATTACGCTTAATGGCGCGTATATAAAAATATCGCGCATAGAAGGCACAAAAGACAATGTTTTGTTAGTTGTTAGCGCACAAACTGAAAAAGATGGTGAATTAATTTGGGAAAAAGGTTTTGCTTTTAATCCACTTTCCCAAGAAGCAAACATTTTTGCAAGCGGGTACGTTTACATAAAAACATTGCCAGAGTTTGCTGGCGCAACTGACTGTTAAAAAGGAAATATCATGTCTCTTGAAAAAGTCACCTCAGTCGATCTAATTGAAGTCGTTGAAAACGGCTGCATTCAAGTTCGCACCAAGACCGCTATTAAAGAAGATGGCGTAGAAATCAGTAATCAATTTCACCGCCACGTTGTCGTTCCTGGCGCTGACGTAAGCGCTGAAGATGCTAAAGTGCAAGCCATTGCCGCATCTATCCATACGCCTGAAGTGATTGCTGCATACGTTTTTGCACAATCTCAAGAATTTGTTGCATAATAGCGACGCAACTGTATCGGCCCAGTAGACCGAGGAATCCAAGGATTCGTAAATGACTGAAGAAGTCCAAGCCTTAGCGGAAGTTGACTCCGCGCCTACGCCAGAAGTGACGGCCACTTCTGAAGCAATTGAAAATGCGCCGGAAGTCGCTGATGAAAGCAAAGAACAGCCAGAGGAAAAGAAGTACTCACAGGCTGAAATTGATGCAATGATCGGCAAACGCCTCGCAAGAGAGCAACGTAAGTGGGAAAGAGAGCAAGCACAACGGTCTGCGGAAACGCAAATTGTGAAAGCTGCACCGACTGCATCTGTTGATCAGTTTGAAAGCCCTGAAGCCTATGCAGAAGCGTTGGCTTATCAGCGTGCTGAAGAACTAATTGCCAAACGTGAAGCAGCCAAGCAGCAATCGGCTGTTCTTGAAAGTTATCATGATCTTGAGGAAGAAGCACGGTCTAAGTATGACGATTTTGAACAAGTCGCCTACAACCCTAAACTTCCAGTCACGAACGTGATGGCTGAAACGATCCAGTCTTCGGAAATTGGGCCTGAGTTAGCGTACTACCTTGGTTCAAATCCTAAAGAAGCAGATCGCATCTCACGCATGTCGCCCTTAAGTCAGGCGAAAGAGATTGGGAAAATTGAAGCCAAATTGGTTTCAGCGCCCCCAGTTAAAAAAACAACTTCTGCACCAGCGCCAATTTCGCCGGTAACTGCGCGATCCTCTGGATCGCCAGCTTATGACACTACAGATCCACGGTCTACCAAGACTATGACGGACTCGCAGTGGATTGAAGCTGAACGCAGACGCCAGCAAAAGAAGTGGGAAGCGCAGAACCGCTAATTTTTAAAGGACTTTTGAAATGTCAAACAGCATCTTAACCATTGACATGATTACCCGCAAATCGCTGGAAATCTTGGAAAACAATCTTGTTATTACACGTAACGTGAACCGCCAGTACGACGATAGCTTCGCTGTCGAAGGTGCAAAAATCGGTTCAACTTTGCGTATCCGTTTGCCCGACCGCGCTCTGGTAACTGACGGAGCCGCCTTGCAAGTTCAGGACGACAACGAGCAGTACACCACCTTAACCGTTGCCAGCCAAAAGCACATTGGTGTTAACTTCACATCTGCTGAATTGACCATGCAATTGGATGACTTTGCAGAGCGTGTGTTGAAGCCTCGTATCAGCCAGTTGGCATCCAGCATTGACGCTGACGTTGCTAACGCTTATTTGAACATTGGTAACTCGGTTGGTACTCCTGGTACTACCCCCGCTACTTCTTTGGTGCTGTTGCAAGCCCAACAAAAGCTGAACGAAAACGCTGCCGTGATGACCCCACGTTACGCTACCGTTAACCCTGCCGCTAACGCTGGTCTGGTTGAAGGCATGAAAGGTTTGTTCAATCCTACCGACACTATCAGCAAGCAGTTTAAGAACGGCATGATGGGTACTGGCGTGTTGGGTTTTGACGAAATTAACATGTCTCAGTCGATCAAGCAGTTCACCACCGGTTCGCGTACAGCTACCGGCGGTACAACTTCTGCTGCCGTGACTGCCCAAGGCGCAACTACCATTGCCATCACTGGTGCTGGTAACGCTGGCGTGGTTAAGATCGGTGACGTGTTTACTGTGGCTGATTGCTATTCTGTAAACCCCCAGACTCGTGAATCAACCGGTTCGTTGTTCCAGTTTGTTGCTACTGCTGCAACAACTTTGGACAGTTCTGGCGCTGGTAACATCACCGTGGCTCCTATCTACACCTCTGCCAATGCTTTGGCGACTGTCGACAGCTTCCCTGGTTCTAGCAAAGCTGTTGTGTTTGTGGGTGCTGCATCTACTCAGTATGCTCAAAACTTGGTGTACCACAAAGATGCTATTACCTTTGCTACCGCCGACTTGCTGTTGCCACAAGGTGTGGACATGGCTGCCCGCGCAGTGCATAACGGTATCAGCTTGCGTGTTGTGCGCCAGTACGATATTAACAACGATCGTATGCCTTGCCGTATTGACGTGCTGTACGGCTATAGCACGATTCGCCCACAAATGGGCGTTCGTCTCTGGGGTTAATTGATTGGGGCTTTGGCCCCTTTCTTCGTATCAAATTTGAAAGGAAATTATCATGGCTACTCTCCCTAACGGCGCAGGCGGTTACCAACTTGGTGACGGCAACCTGAACGAAGTTCAAATTCGCACCCAAGCTACCCCAGCAACTGCAACTGTCACGGCAACGCTGACAACTGCTCAGTTGTTGAACGGTATCATTTTGGGCACTCCCACCACTACTGCAGCGGCATATACTTTGCCTTTGGCGGCTGATCTGGACGCAGCCGTGTCTAGCGCCAAAGTAAATAGCTGTTTTGACTTTACAGTGGTTAACACCAATGGTTCTGGTTCTGGCGTGATTACAATCACTACCAATACTGGCTGGTCTATTGGTTCATCTGGCTCACAAGGCTTGATGACTGTTACCACCGCTGGTACTGCCCAAACTTACCGTGCAGTAAAAACTGGTGACGGTACTTGGTCTTTGTATCGCGTTGGTTAATCTAAATGGGGGCTTCGGGCCCCATTTTTAAAGGAACAATCATGCCAAATACACAAGCTACGGGCGTTGCATATAGTGACCCGGAATTTACTACCTGTTACGCAAGCCAAGAAATCGGTTATAGCGCAGCAGCACAAGGTACTGTGACTCAATTAACAGACAAGTCTACAGGGGTAACTCTGAACAAATCTGCTGGTCGTATCACAATGAACAATGCTGCTTTGGCCGGAGCCACCGCAGTGTCTTTCACTTTGACCAATAACTTGATTTCCATCAATGACACAATTATTGTGTGTGTTTCTAGCAATACTACTGGTAGTGCTGCTGGGGCTTACACCACTTATGTGTCTTATTTGGCTGCTGGTTCTGCCTTGATTACATTGCGTAACTTGACTGCGGCAACTTCATACTCTGAAGCTGTCATCATCAACTACACCATCATTCACGGCGCAAGCTAATTAAATGGGGGCTACGGCCCCCGTTTTTAGGACATAAATGCCAGTTATCTACATGAAACATGACGTGCACGGCGCTAAAGTGGCAAATATAGAGGCCGAGGCTGTTGCGGACGAAGAGAACGGCTGGGTACGCTACAATCCTGACACGCCTTCTGAACCTGAAGCGGCTCCTGTGAACGTGCTGGAAGTTAAGCGCCGTCGTAAAGTGACCATTGAAGAGGTTTAAACATGGCTACGTACACCGCTGGCGATCAGATCAATCGGGCACTTAGGCTGCTCGGCATTCTCGCCGAAGGTGAAACGCCATCTGCTGCCATGTCGCAAGACGCGTTAATGGCGCTCAATCAAATGATCGACAGTTGGAACACTGAGCGATTAATGATTTTTAACACCATTGATCAAGTGTTTACTTGGCCATCTGGTGAAATTCAGCGTCATCTTGGCCCTAGCGGTGCAAGCATTGGCGGTTTTGATGGCATTCGGCCTATTTTGCTGGATGATGCTACATACTTCAAGGCGCCCAATGGCGTATCGTATGGCATCAAGTTTATTAACCAGCAGCAGTATGATGGCATTGCTGTCAAAACAGTCACTTCCACGTATCCACAAGTCATGTGGATTAACATGGAATACCCCAATATTCAGATGACATTGTATCCTCGTCCTACACAGGACTTGGAATGGCACTTTATTAGCGTACAAGAACTGGATCAGCCTGCTAATTTGTCCACGACCATGTATTACCCACCAGGCTATCTGCGTGCGTTTACATACAACTTGGCAATGGAAATTGCACCCGAGTTTGGCGTTGAGCCAAGCCCACAGGTAACTCGGATTGCCATGACCAGCAAACGCGATTTGAAGCGCATCAATAACCCCGACGATGTAATGGCAATGCCATACGCA